TCTTTTACTCAGATGAGAATTAGAACAAACAACGTCATTAACGGCGCCTGGCCAGGGATACCGAGCGGTGTTCGCATCGCTACGTCATATCCTTGTTCAGGAACGCCTACGACCTCGTCCGGAGTAGACGGTCCAGGTCCTCAAATCCCGTATGATACGAGAGATGAGTACATGGCCGATTCACTCGGTAAGGGGAAGTCGCATGGAGTCATACACCGTTCGTCGCACTTGAAGTTATCTTCATTTACGGCAGACAGGTATCCGTGGCTGACCGGCGCTTTTGGCGCCATCAACTATGGGGTTCAGCACCAATATTGGATGCAAACCTACTCCAACAATGCACGTAAGCTAAATCGTATGGCCATGCCACCATCGGTGGGAGGCACATCCGCTCCTAGCAACTGGTCAGTAAGTATACCCGTCGTGTCAGATTCGATAGTCTATGCGAACCTTAAGAGTAAAGCAAGTGAGCTTAAAGCTGACGTGCTTCTTAATGTTCTCGAGGCTAATCAAATCTGGCCTTCCTTGCGAACCCTAGCTACTTCTTTGCCAAATATGGCACAGAATTGGCGCAAGCTCACAAGGAGAAGGCTTATATCGACTGCTTCTGCTAACTTCCTTTCATGGAAGTTCGGCATAGCTCCTATCATCGGCGACTTAACTAATATTGTTAAGTTTGCCCCTGATATTAAGCGGCAGTTCGATGTATTCCAACGGAATGGGAACAAGACCTATAGTCAAATGATTATGGGTACTGCTTCCTACTCTAGGGGACCTGAAAACCAGGTAGCGAATGGTAAGAATTATTTGGAGCATACCTTTCAAGGTATACCCCTCATGACTCCTACCGTCCGATACGTTCTAGTTGTTAAGCCTAACGTACCACGCTATCTAAGCGACTCAATTAGTCGCTTGGATTTCTTAATGCGTAGGTTTACCACGTCGCCGGCCCAATTAGCATGGGAGAGAATACCATTCTCTTTCGTTGCTGATTGGTTCGTCGATATTCGCAATGTTCTTGGTAAGATTGACGATTCAATTGGGGTTTCCCCATTCGAAGTAGTCTCTTTTACCAAGTCCACGAAGTGGCACCTTAGAACTGAACAGTTTAGTACATTGCGCACTGTGTGCGCAACGCAACAAACACTGGACAATATAAGGTTGTGCTCCGTTGAGGACAAGCATTACGAGAGGTCAGTGCTTTCACCTGGTTTTATGCCAGAATGGAAGCCCCGCTACGGAAAATCTCAAGCTGGCATCACTGCCGCCTTGATTGGTCAGCAATTAAGCCGACTGCGTAGATGAACGTTAGTAAACGTCAGTACAAACATAAAATACCACATGAATGCCGATCTGACATTCAATACGATCGTGTTCAAGAAGTCCTTCGATGAGAAGGACGGTTCTGAACGCCGTTCCACTGCCCGGGGTATCAATACCCCGGATGTCATGACAATCCGTTCCACTGATTATGTCGACTCGGCCACGAAAGTGCCCGGTCGACGTTACACTGGACGAATTGATCGCGTCACCATCGACGCAAACCTCCAAAGCATCACGACTTCGTGTTACTTTGTGTTTGCTGTTCCGGCCACGGCTCTCGCCGCGGACGTAACCGATGTCACGACGACCTTCAAGGCCGTCGTTGCAGATGCGAACTTCATGGCTAATGTCCTCAATAACGAGAAGTAACGTAAGTTACTTATTGTTATAAAGTCGTTAGCCATCTGATCGCTATTACAGCCGGCTATGTGGTACTCCTAAGACATGAAGATTATAGAATCAAC